ATTTTCAACAGGTGCAAAGGCTGCTTTAATATCTACGGGTATCGGTGCGCTTGTTGTATTAGTTGGAGTTCTTGTTTCTTATTGGGATGATATAGTTGGGTTAGTTAGTGGTGTGAGTGGTGAAATGAAAAACCAAAACAAACTAGCGGAAGAAAACGCAGTAGCAGAGGAAGAAAAACTAGCAACATTAAACGGTCAAGATAATGTTTTAAAGTTACAAGGAAAGACTGAAAAGGAAATTCTACAACTAAAAACAAAACAGACCGATGAAACAATAGCCGCTTTAGAAGCTCAACTAGAGCAACAAGTAGCAGTTAAGACCGCACAAGTTGAAGCATCACAAAGAAATAAAGATATACTTTCGGGTATCCTTAAATTCGTTTCATTACCTATAACTTTATTATTAAGAGGTATTGATGAAATAGGCAAGGCGTTTGGTAAAGATTTTGGATTATCTAAAGTATTTGATAATATTGCAAATCTAGTTTTTGATCCTGATGAAGTAGCAACAGAAGGAGATAAAACAATTGCAGAAACTAAAAAGAAATTAGATAGTTTAAAGAACGCTAGAGCTGGTTATCAACTATCAATTCAGTCAATAGATAAAGAAGCGGCTAAGAAGATAAAAGAAGATAACGATGCAGCATTAAAAGCAGAAAAAGATAGGTTAAAAGAATTATTAAAAGAACGATTAGATTTTGAAAATAAGTTAAATGATGAGTTAGAAGATTTAGCAGATAAGACAGATGAAGAAAAACTAGCTAGACAAAGAACAAGAGCAGAGGAAGAAATTGATGCCTTAAAACAAAAAGGCGTTGATACTTTAGAAATAGAAAGATTAAACGCTGAAAAGTTTGATATATTAGAGCAAGAGCTATTTGATAAAAGAGCAGAAGAAAAAAGACTTCAAGAAGAAAAACTAGCGCAAGAAGAAGCAGATAGAAACAAAAAGAAAGCAGACGAGGAACTAGCAACAGCCAAAGCATTAGAGGAAGCTAAACAAGCAGTTAGAGAAGCTGGACTTTCAAATGTTGAAAACATAGGTAAGAATTTACAAGTATTAGCTGGTAAAAATAAAGCAGTTGCAAAAGCGGGTTTAATTGTTGAGGGCGCAGTTGGATTAGCCAATATCGTGAGTAGTACAATGCAAGCTAACGCAAAAGCAGTAGCAGCATTTCCATTAACAGGAGGTATGCCATTCACCGCTATTAATACAGTTAGTGGTGCATTATCAGCAGCAGCACAAATAAAAGCAGTAAGTACAGGATTAAAGGCATTAGGAGGCGGAAGCGCTGGAGCATCTCCAAGTTTTGGAGGTTCAGGGGGTGCAGCTGGAATACCTAACCAACCACCACAAGTAGCATTTAATAATACGGCTGAAAATCAAATAGGTCAAAGCGTTGCAAGAACACAAGGGAGTCAAAATGTAATTGTAAGTGTGCTCGAAAGCGACATAACAACAGCACAAGGAAATGTAAATGCATTAATAAGTGAAAATACTTTTGGTGGTTAAGAATTAATTTATTATCTTTGAAGCAATATGTGTGAAGATGCACATAACTATATGAAGGAAACACTAAAAAACCATAACAATAGTCTTACTTGATTAATTTCGAGTAAGGCTTTTGTCGTTTATACTTATGAAAAGATACGAATTAAAATACAAGAAAGGAGAAGAAGGAGTTTTCTGTATGTCTTTAGTAGAAAATCCAGCAACACGTACTCAATTAGTTATGTTTAGTGATGAAAAAAAATTACTTGAATTTCAAGATGATGAAAAACAAGTCATTTATTCAGTAGCTATGCGGCCAAATATGTTAATTCCTCGTAAAGATATTGAGGGAGATGCCGCAATGGTATTTTACACAGAAGAAACTGTAAAGGATTTACAACAAAATTTCTTTAAAAACAATTCACACAACGGATCAACTATAAATCATAACGGAAAAAAAGATAATTCACTTTATATTTTTGAAAGTTGGATTGTTGAAAACCCTGAAAAAGACAAAGCGACCGAGTTAGGATTGCAAGTTCAAAAAGGGGATTGGGTAACCGCACAAAAAATAGATAGTCCAGAGGTTTGGCAAGATGTTAAATCGGGAAAATTAACAGGTTTTAGTATTGAAGCCTTTTTAGAACCAGTATTAATTAATAATAAAACAGAAATGACAAAAGAAGAAGTAGACGCACGCATCAAAAAAATAATGATGGAAAGCGAAGAAGAAAAAGCAAAGGCAGAAGCTGAGGCTAAACTAGCGGAAGAGGAAAAGCTAAAGAAAGAGCAAGAAATGGAAGGCGAACCAATGCCTCCAGCAGAAACTCCAGAAGATCCAGCGGCTAAAATTGCAGAATTGCAAAAAGTTATCGATGACAAAGATGTTGAGATTAACGAGTTAAAAGCGAAGATTACTCAATTAGAGTCAGGAACAACTGAAATGTCTGCTCAATTAGTAGCTACTAAAAAAGTCGCAATGGAGATGGCTGAGGAAATGAAAAAAGGTATTACTCCAAAAGGAGGAGGGACAGACAAAAAATACGAGGAAATGTCTAACGTTGAGAAAGCAAAGTTTAACAGAGGTAAATTTTAAATTATGGCAGCAGAAGAAAAAGAAGTAAAATTTTTAAATCCATTCGATGCTGGAGTAACTTACGCAGAATTTCAAAAAGCATTAGGAAAAAAGACAGTAGCAGAGTACTGTAAATCACATTTAACAAAAGACCAAATCGATTGGTTAGAAAACGAATTATCAATTTTAAATAATAAATAAAAAATGGCAGTAAATTATACAGGTACAAAGACCGAAAGAGGTGAGTACGCAGAAATCGTACAAGAAATCTATGCAGATTCGCCTACATTTAGAGGAGAAACTATTGAGTTAGTTGAAGGACACAAATCGGGGTTAGATGTTTACGAAAGTTCAGCAGATATCACTTTTACGGCTGCAAATTATGGAGCAGTAACAACTGACAACGTAAATTTAAAGGCTCAAAAATCTATTGTAAATCTTCAAACATTTAATGTTGAAGGAATTATCGATGAGAGTTCTTTAAAAGGTACACGTTTTGAAAAATCAATGGCAGCTGGAGCTTATAACGTTGTATCGGATGAGTTCGATCAAAAAGTTTTAGTTCAAGTTACTCCAGCGGTAGGTGCAAAATTAGAGAGTTGGGTTTGGAATGGAGCAACGGCAGCAACTAAAGCAGCTATTGCAGCATTAACACCGGGTGCGGGTCAAGGTTCAATCACTGCTGGTGCGCAAACATTAGTAGCTGCAATGCCAGTAACTTTGTTTGATTCAATTCCAGCAACTATGTTGTACAATGATTCACAATCGAAAGCAGTTCCGGGAGCTGGTTTAGGAGATTATTTAAAAGTAGCTGGAACAACAGTAACAACTGCTAATATAGTGGCTGAATATGTTAAAATTTATAATGCTATTCCAGATGACGTATTAGTTATGACAGGTGAAGATGCACCAGTTATCTATGCACCAAAAGGAGATTATAAATTAATCAAATCAGTTAATAGAGTTCAAGGTGCAGCGTTACAAGAAAACTTTGTAGGTAATTCTTTTAATGATATGTATTTTAACGATGTTAAAATCATTTTTGTTGATTTAACAGGATTTAGAATTGTAGCTCAAAAAAGAAACTTAAAATTAGTTATGGACTTATTATCTGATTCATCTCAGTTAATTATCGAGAAAGAAGCAAATGCATCTACTCGAAGAATTTTAAAATTAATCAACTCTATGACTACATGGGTTGTGAAACAAAAATGGAACGTTTTATATAACGGATAAGATATGGGATTAACAACAAGCAGAAAAGTAAGCCGTAGCGCCCCGATGAAGGGCGTTAAGGCTATTGCTTTTGCACCTTATGATTCTAGTGATTTAGTGGTTAATACAGTAGCTGGAGTGGTAGCATTACCAGCAGTTATGACAACACCACCAGCGATTGCAAGAGTAGAGGTAAAAGCAACAGGTAACAATGTACTTGACACAGGTACATTTGACGAAGCAACAAGAACAATTGAATATGTAGGAGTAAATACTTTTTTTATTCCTGGTATTGATATTGAACTTAGAAACGAAATACAGTCTTATGCTGGAATTTTGGTAACTATGTTTATTGAAGATTATAACGGTAAGTTTTATTGCTTAGGATCTCAAAACGGGTGCGATGTAATGACATTAGTTAATGGTACAGATTCGCAAGGATTCCAAGTTACTGTTAATAGTAAGGAAGCAGAGCCAATGTATGAAGTTACAGGCGCTGGTATAACAGAATACCAATCAGCTTTATTAACATAATATTAAATTACCCCCATTCTAAAGAGTGGGGTTTTATAAAAAATTAGTATGCATATTTTAAAAGAAAATACAACACCAATATTTGAGATAGTTCCTAGAACTAAACTAATTGATGATTCGTATAACATAGTTTTAAAAAATGAATACACACAAGAAGTACAAACAATAGAATGTGCCTCAGAAATACTAGCAAATGAAAATTATAATCTAGTTTTAGATAGTTTCCCATTAGGTAAAACAAACGAAAAGTTATCTTTTGAGTTAACAAATGGATTAAACGAAGTGTTATGCATAGGACAGTTAATGATTGTTTCAGAAAGTGCAGACGTTCAAAATTATACAACAGTTTCAAACACTAAATATTATAAATAATGGCTCAAAACATTCAGCATTTTGAATTTTCTGCTTATGAAACAGGAATTAAAAAACCCTCGATTGGTACAAAATTCACGCTAAACGGTAATAAAAACGAAAACTTTAAAAAGTATGAAGATGCTTTTGATGATTCACCAACAAATTCTTTTATAATTAAAACAATTGTTAATTATATTGTTGGTGATGGGTTAGTCGATAAAAGTGGAGTTATCAATCCACATGAATATATTAGTAAACAAGATTTAAGACTAATATGCCATGACTTTAAATTACATGGCTCAGCATTCCCGCAAATAATAAACTTTCAACAAAAACCAATTAAAGTAAAACATACGCCAGTTTATAGAGTTGGTTTAAATATTGATATAGATCCTGTTTCTAATCATTATATGGATGTTGACGGTTATTGGTGGAGTTGGGATTTTAACGAATATCATAAATATATTCCAAAGTTTGTGCCAAAGTTTGAAACACAAGAGAATGAAAATCCTTTTGAAATACTACATATTAAACAAATAAGCTCACAACCTTATTTTCCATATCCTGACTGGTTCAGCGGTTTAAAAAGTGCAAAGATTGAAAGTGCATTAATAGATGATGCAGTTAATCATGTGTTAAGAGGCTTTCAAGGAAAGACCGTTATTAATATTAATAACGGTGCGATGATGACAGAGCCTGAAAAAGATGTTATAAAAGAAAAAATAAAACAAGATTGGACTGGAACTGAAAATTCAGACGGTGTAACTATTTCAATTAACGATTCGATAGAGGAAGCCATTGTAGTTGATACGATTGAGCCAAGAGGAAGAAACGATCAATTCGTAACTTATGATGAAGTTGCTGAAATTAAATTAATGGCAGCACACTCAGCTATGAATATTTTATTTCAAAGACCTGGATCAAGTGGATTTTCAAATAATGCAGATGAAATAGCGACGGCAACTGATTCTTTATACTTAGGCGTTATAAATCCAATGCGTGAAATAATACTTGACGAATTAAGTAAGGTATTTAAAAAAATAGATGCTAGATGTGATTTAGATTTTGTTAACTTTGGACAAGAAAATGCTATAAGCTCAGAAGGTTCAGATAAACCAGTACAACAATTAAACGTAGATGCTCCAGCAGATGAAGTAATTATATTAGATCAGGCTACTTTAGATGCACAAGCACAATTAAAGGGTAGTGTTGGAGGAGTTAATGCTTTACTAGCAATACAAGACAGTTATAGTCAAGGATTAACAACTAGAGATAGTGCGATTGCGATGTTAGATTTAATTTTTGGATACAATCAAGCACAAGCAGAAAAACTTTTAGGAGAACCAAAAGAAATAACACCAACTATAAATGAATAAACTACTTATAACAATACAAGATATCGCTAAATTAAGCGGTTTTGATGGGAATATTGATAATGATTCGATAAACCCTTTTATATTCATGGCTCAAATTAATGATATAAAAAGAATTTTAGGAGATACTTTATATTTAAAGATAGTATCAGACTTTGATAACGATGTTTTAACGGGTGATTATTTAGATATTTACAATAATTACATCTCAATCATTCAAAGCTATTACACTTGCTCTTATTACTTACAGTTAGGAGTTGCAAAGGTTTCTCAAAATGGAGCTTATTTAGTTACTCCAGAAAAAACTGAACAAATCTTTGATGATAAAACTGATAAGATGGCAGATAAATACGAAAAATTAGGCGTATCTTTAGAGTTGAAATTGATTGAAGTTTTAGACGGTTTGAATTTACCCGAAAGACCAACACAAAGTGATATAAATGCAAAGAGTAATTTTAATTGGATAAGAGTTAAATAATATGGCACAACAAAATATAAATGTGGGTTTAGTTCCCAATGATGGAACAGGTGATAACTTAAGGGATTCGCAAATAAAAGCGAACAGTAACTTTACAGAATTATATACTAACAAAGTAGATAAAGTATCAGGCAAAGACTTAAGTTCAAATGATTATACTGATGCAGAAAAAACAAAGCTACAAGGAATTGAAGATGGAGCGCAAGTGAATGTACCTACTTTATGGACTGATATTATAGGAGCTCCGCCTAGTACATACGCTAGTGTTGGGTATTTTCAGCATAACGATTTAGCAACACAAACAACGCCAATTTCAATTACCGCTGGAGTTGAAACAAAATTAACAAATGATACTTTAGGCGCTTATACAAATTTAACACAAGCACCTTATACAGTAAGTGATGATTGGGATCCATTAACTAACTCATTTGATTTTAGTCAGATGAACGTTGGAGATACTATTGATTTAAGGGTTAATTTATCATTAACAACTACGAATACGAATACGAATTATAAAATTATTTTAAGAGTTGGTGAAGGTACTGCTTTTGAATATGATATAGATGTTTTCTCAGGAGATAGGAAGCTGGCAGAAACAGACATGCCAATAATTGGAGATATAGGTTTTTCTTTAGATTACCAAGAGCATATCGACAATCCAGCTAGTTTATGTATTATATGTGATAAAAACGCTAGTGTAAAAGTAATTGGTTGGTATAGCAGAGTTTTATTAAAAAATATAAACCTAGTTAATTTTGACGATTCAAACTTAAAAAGAAAAACAGAAAGTTTAAAATATACAGATAACCTATTAACTGGATCAGAATCTTTAATTGAATTACAACCTGATGGAAGCTCTTATTATGAGTTTACAAATAGTGGTTTGGTTTCTATAAAAGGATTTTCATTTAGTTTGTTAGATGTAGCACCTAGCCCGCAATATCCTTATGAAGGTAAAGATTTTATAATTAAAAATTCAACAGGTGTAGATATAACACTTAAGGAAAATATAATATCTGGAACAGAAATACCTTTTAAATTAAAAGGAAGTGCAGACGTAGTTGTTTCTAATGGTGAGGCTGTATGGTTTAAAACGGTTAATGGAATAGTTGAGGCTGAGGAAATAATGAGAAGTTTTGGCTCAGAAACACCACAAAACTTGCAAAGTGTTATAGATACGGGCGGTTATTGGGAAAGCACAGATGGAGAGAGTTATGTTGAATTAGAGCAAGATTATGCTGATTTAATGTATCAAGATGTTGCAGAGCAAACATATTCTAACCTTACAATGCAAAAGGATGGAAACTCTAGTTTTGTTTCTAGGTTTAAAACCGCATTAAAACTTTTAGAATCTGCAATTATAAATAACTCTGGAGGTTTTAAAATAATAGGTCAAATAAATGACTTATTAAGTATTGTTATAAGAAAAAATGTTATTAACTTCTTAGAGTCAGGCTTAAAAATATCATCACGTTCAGATGGTAGCGAAACTGGTGTTATACACAGCCACGATACTTTAACAGTTAACCGTACAAGAGCAGAGCAAGACAAAGATGGTGTATATGCATTAACTAGTGATTTAACTGATTTAACATTAGAACAAGTTAGGCAAAATGGCAATTTAATTGAAGGGGATATAATTTTAGAAGATGGAGTTTCTATACTGCCAAAAGAAGGTGGTGGTAGTTATTTTTTAGGCGATGTTGAAAAAGGTGCTATTGGTGTGAGTGTTTCTGGCTCATTAGATGTTAGAGCAGATTTAAGCGTAAACCCAGATTTTAAAGGGTTTACAGGAGCAGAAGATTACTCAGCAAACTACGATGATAAAACCTACGTTCAAAAGAAATGGGTAGATGATAATTTT